ATTTTTTTATGATTTTAGTATCATGACCAAAATACCATGCATTCCATAAAACAGCCCACATATCTGCAGTCCATGCTTGAATTGGATGTTCTGGACTATATTTAATAGAAGTTTCAATCATGTATTTATATAATTCTTCAGAATCTTTTTCAACCTTTTTCCAAAATTCACTATTTATGCCTTTCATTAAATATTGTGCTCCACCAGCATTTTTATCATTATCTTCAACAATTTTTGAGTCAATACCAACTATTTTGCACATATCAATAAACAGGTCATTACTTTTACTTTTAATATATTTACTATCAATATATGAACAAGTATCGCTTAAATACCAAATATTATCGTTTAAATATTCATCAAATTTTAATTTTTTAGTAAATAAAACATCAGGGTCTACATAAAAAAATGTTTCTTTTGACATTTCAGGATATTTTTCAAAAAATTTAGCTAATATATGGGGGCGCATTGATGATGAATATTTTGGATATTCTCTTTCATCATTAAAAACATAAAATTTACATTTTAAACCGCCATATGTTATTATTCTGTTTAAAACATCACTTTTTTGTAAATTATGTTTACCAATAACATAAATCGTATCTTCTTCATAACCAAATTTTCTAAAATTATAAATTTGTACAAGCATTTGCCATAAAAAATAATTCACATCTGGTAACACTACTAATATTTTCATTTTATAAAGTTGATGTTGAAATTACCATATTATTTATTTGTGCTGGAACTAATATTGCATTACCATTAGGAGTTATACCAGCTCTAATATCCCCCACAGTTGTTGATGTTACAGTACCTGCTGGATAACCCGGTTCTTGTACTACTTCATTTCTAAGAATAATATGAATAACATCACCAACTTCCATTTTAATTAAAGCTGTTTCATAAATATAGTCATCAGCAAGATAATCATCTGAAATTTCATATTTACTATAATCTCTCGCATATACAGAAATTCCATTATTTGTAATTATAATACTTGCTTTTGATGTTGAAGTAGTTCCTGAACTACCTGAAGCTATGTATAATAAAGTTGAGAAATCAAAATAAATTAAAGCTGTATAGCTTGGAATTAATCCTTCTTGACTAATACCATACGTAATTTCACTTAAACCATCACCAGCTTCAGAATCAATTTCTTTAGTAGTTAAAACAACTGTCAAAGGACGCATTGTTGTTGTAGTGGTAGTTATTGGATATGTTACAGTCACATTGTTTACGACAAAATTTTCACATAGATTACTAACACAAATTTTATCATCAGGATTTTCACTCCATGCACCTACTTTTGTCAATGGAAATTTTAAATAAGTTGCACCATCATCACCATGATATAAAAAGTTATTATCTGTTTTATATGTGGTTAAACCATCACTATTTCGAGTATTAATAATTCCCATATATACACCACGTTTATATGTGAATTTTTGCCTTGTAAATACAGTATTTCTCACCATTAATCCACCTTTTCTCATTATAACTGTTGCAGACAATAATTGGTCTACAAATTTTTGAAAAAATGAATTATATTTACTTAAAAACGAATATAAATTATTAAAAGTATAACCATTAGAATGTAAAGGATTATCATCAGGAAGTGTACTTCTTTTTAAATAAGTTATATAAATATTTAATAAAGTAGGATACCAACCACCTTTAAAATCAGTAATAGTTTTTCTATTAGTTGCATTTATCATTCTTCTTTGAATTAATTCAATAAATTCAAGAAAAGATAATTTACTAATATCACCAATACCAAAATCATTAGATATAATTGGGTCAAAAAAATCATTACCTGCAACAATATAATATGCACTAAGAACTGTACCGTATCTTAATCCATTTGGTAAATAAATTTCATAAGGGTTACTTGAGTTTAAAGTATAATCAGTTCCGGGTTCTAATGCTAAACCATTTATTAATATTTTAACATTTTCAATATTATTTATTTTATAATTAAGTTTATATACATATTTGTTTGCTGATTCATTATAATAAATTTTTCCAGTATTAAAACTATCAATTCTAAGAATTTCACTTCTCATACCAATACTTGAACCACCTACCACATTTAAATATGAAACTTGTATAATTGGATTTATTGCTAAATACGCAATAACTTCTTGATTTTGAATTATAATTTGATTCGAATTATTTGGGTCAACAATATAGTCTCCGATAAATTGATTAGTTCCCTTAGTTAATGCAATGCCATTTAAAGTTAATTGAACATCACCACTTGCTGTATTAGGAAGAGGAATTATTGTACCTATTGAAGTTGCGTTAATTCTTGTAACCATATAAGTTAAATTAAGACCTGCTACTACCGCAGTATATCCAGTTTCTATATATGTTATTTGAACTATATCTCTATTAACACCATCGTTATTAGCATATTCATTAAGAATTAAATTACTTCCACTAATATAATAATCTCCGGGCACTGTTTGCATTCCTGAAATTGTATCATATTCTTTAGGTGCTGCTAATAATATACCATTAAGACGTACCTCTAACTCACCAGCACCCTCTTTATAATTTGTGGGTAATTGAAAGACATTATAATTCATTCCTCCAACTGGTAATGATAAGTTAATATATGTAATAGGTAATGTATAACCACTTGAATTTGCAGTAAAATCTTTAGTTTTAACATAATCATACACATCATATTCAATACCTGACGATGTATCAAGAGTAACATCAATTTCTTTCGTATTTATAACAAGTTTACTATCTGCTTGATAATATTGAGATGTTGTATCATCAACTCTATATGTTGAGCCAGTTTGAATCCAAGATTTTTTATTATCAACTGTTTGATTTAAATTAAATCCAACCATTCTAAATACATTAAGATACGCTTGTCCACTATCGGTATCACCAGACATTTGAAAATAAAAATCAGATGTTTCTAATGGAGCTACTGGATAACCACTTGTATCATATGGTAATGATTGTGATGGAAAATCTAATTCAGTTAATGTCACTGTACGTGGGTCAATAATACCATCAACAGTATAAACATATTCCGTTATATTTATAAATGGTTCAGGAATACCTATTAAAAGAAACATTGATTTTAAAGCTTCTCTTGTACCCTTCCCCTTCCAAAAATAATTAGTATTCATAATAATTCTTCGCCATAATTCAATATCTATTTCTGCTGGCATTAAATCAGTATGTAAATTTCTTTCTTTATCATCAATTGTTAAAAAACTTTCGACTAACTCACCTTCATTAACTAATGAAAAATAATTCCATCCTAATGTTTTAGCTAAATTACTAACTAATTGGTCTGGAATATTATTTATTTTATCATAAGTTACTTTATTTATATAAACTAAAGAATCAATAAATTCTCTCATTTGGTCAAATTCTCTACCATATATTTTTAACAATTTACTCATTTTACCTTCTGCAGTAAGGTCATAAGTTCTTAACGATGCAGGTGTTAAAAATCTGGCAATTAAATCAGTTTTAATTTGGTCATATTTCATACCAATTGTAAGAATTGACTCTAAAAAATTTCTATATGTTGCAGTATTAATATCGAGATTATATCCATCATTCGTATTCCAAAACATTAATGAATCATTGTAAATTATCTCTCCACTATCAAGCAAAGTTGGAGTTTTTAAAGTAAATTTAAAACCTTTATTATCTTCTCTTTCTGAAATTACATATTTTTCATAATCACTTAATTGTGCTCTAAATTCTTCAAAAACTAACGTATTTGGTTTAATATGAAAATCAACATTACCTGCACTACCGCTAATTGTTGGAAAAGGATTTCCAGTAACTTGAACTTTAACATATCTTCTACTTGAGGTATATCCTGTAAATCCAAGTAAAGAACAACTATTTAAATCAGGGTTTAATGATGACCAAATATTAAATTTATCATATGAAATATTTAAATTTCTCAATTCATTATTATCAGGTAATTGTGAATTACCATCATTTATTACAATACCATAAGTATTTACAATATAATCAACAGGTATGTTAAATATTGAAATATTAGTCAATTCATTATATGAGAATCCTGAATACGTTAAATTTCCACTTCTTTTTATTTTTGAACTAACAAATAAACTTGCAGGATAATCTAATATTATATTTTCAATTGTTATTCTTAAAAATTCATATGCAGAACCATAACGAATAAAAGTGTTTAAATCTGATTTATCTAAATTTAAAACAGCATTTGTTGTTTTATCTTGCATTAATTCAGATTGAACATCTGAAATATTCATAGTTTCGAGTGTTATTGGATAAACAAAACTACTTAAAGTATTACTATAATCTACAAATTTTTTACTATCAAAATTTGATGTAACAGAAAAACTTCCGAATGAGAATACTACATTAGATGCTGTGTTATCAAAACTATCACCATTTAAATTAGAATCAAGATTGTTATTTACTACTTTAACTTTTGCCACAGGATAATATTTTATCTATAAATACGATAAAATAAAAAATCCCTGTAAATTAACAAGGATTTTTTATTTTATTATATACCGCCTATAACTTCATCAAAATTTTGATTTTCATCAATATTTGTTCGTTTTTCTTTTACTTCAAACAATGGCACATCTGTAACGTCATCTTTAATATTAAATAAATCAAATTGTTTAGTAATTACTCTATCTTTATCATAATGTGTTAATATACCTTTCTTAACATCTTTTACTTGTTCACCAGCAACAATATCCATCAATGTATCGATTGTGTTTTCAACCATTTCTATTTCAATAACCAATGGTTCAAAATTAGTATTTAATAATAAAATTTCTTGTCCAGCATTTCCAATAAAAGGTGTTGCATTTGGTTTAACATCTGAACTTGAACTTGGAGTTACTTGTAAGAATATTTTTGTTCCAGCATCATCAAAACGCCATCTCGTTGCTTTTTGAGTAGTATTACCAACATTTTCTGTAATAGGAGAAACTTTATTTGAAGTAACTATATATCTTACAACATTTCTCATTTTAGTACCATCACTGTTAATATATTCGATTCTATACCCTTGTAATGCATTGTTTGAAGTTAAATTAGCTGGTAATTTATTTACATCAACTAATATTCCTTTAACTGTTGGTAATGCAGATAAAACTCCACAATCATTAATTGTAGTCAGAATTATTTTAGGTCTAAGATAAATCGTATAAAAACCTAATTGATTAAATATAGTTGCAGGTAAATTTAAATTATAAATTCCTTCTAATAAATTTTCATGGTTTACTAATTGTTCATCTGTGGGCAAATAATTATATGTTATAATATCTGTTGCATTTAATCTAATAAACACATCATTTTTAGTTTCTCTATTTGCTGTATAATTATAAAATGCATCAATATCATCAATGCTTACATCTGCTGCTCTTATTGTTCCGTATGTACCTACTGCCATATTATGTATTATTTTTTATGTAAAAATATTTACCGCCAGCATATAATTTAAAATCACTTAATGATTTAACATGCTCTAAACGATAAAATTTATCAAAAACAGATAATTCTTGTCTTTCTATAAATACATCATCAACTGTTTTTGGATTGCTTATGATATTATCCTTAATTGGATTTTTATAAATTGGAGCATTAATAAAATTTGGACTATCATATCCAACTCCAATAAATGAATATTTAGTAATTTTTGAATTACCTGTAGTTGAAGTAATGATAATATCGTTATATTTAATTCCATCGATATAATAAATAACATTATCAGTATTTGAAATATCATAATCAACACCATTAACAATATCACTACCATTACCAAAATATTGTTCCGTAAATATAGAGGTAACTTTATATTTCTTTAATTCATTTAATCTACTGGTACATTCACCTGTTACTACGTATGACATTTAAATTTTAAATTTAAGTAATAATACTATATTAATCATATT